CCAGAACCTATTTTTTCTAAACTGAAGCCAGTTGTATATGTAGAAGCCATTTATATAATCCTATACATTCGTAGTTATGTTAACATAATACCCTATGTTTATTTAAAATCCACTAACATTTTGCCAATTAGGTGTTTGCGAAACATCTAAATCTTCCCAACTAGATGTTTGTGTAGTACTTATGGTCTGCCAGTTGGCAACTTGACTCGTATCTATATCACCCCAAATAAATTCATTCCCTAACCTCCCTGTTGCACTTACCCCCGTTACTGCAACGGATGCTCCAAATACAACAGAAACATTACCTACAAATCCTGACGCTTGTTCTCCATATATAGAAAAAATAGCGCCGCCTGTAGCAGTTTCAGAACCAAGAGCAGAAGTACCTGCGACCCCGGTTACAGTAACAGTAGCACCACCTGTAGCAGTTTCAGAACCGAGAGCGGAAGTACCTGCAACTCCGGTTACACTAAAGGTTGCACCACCTGTAGCAGTTTCAGAACCGAGAGCGGAAGTACCCGCTACCCCGGTTACACTAAAGGTTGCGCCACCTGTAGCAGTTTCAGAACCGAGAGCGGAAGTACCTGCGACTCCGGTTACAGTCACAGGAAGAGCGGTATTCCAAGCTCCTTGGCTCCAAGTGCCTCGTCCCCAGCCACCTAGGTGTGTATTTGCCATAACTCGGCCTTACAAAATTACGCTATACGTATTATCGCGTTACTTGCGTCTGCTGCAGGAAACGTAATAGTAAAATCACCACCGGAAGCTGTTTTATCAGCTCCGAAATCAAGCACAGCAACAGCTTTATTGGAATCAGAACTATTATAGATTAATGCCCCCCGTGCTGTAATTGATGCGCTACTCCAAGTAGTATCGGCAAAATCAGTATAGGCTGTGGTACTACTACTTGTTGGATCAACTCTTGTAAGTGTATTACCTGCTGCGGTGTATCCTGTGCCAGATACTTCATTAGTTGTACTATATGCCGTTGTAGAAGCACTCATAGTTGCACTGGAAGTATACAGAGCTATCTTAAAGGTATCTCCACCACTGTTCTTAAAATTATGTACTCCCTCTAAAAGTTCTACCTTAAAAGAAGTACACATTGCTTGTGTAATTGCCATAATCTGCTCCTAATTTACAGGTTGTCTATATTGTCCCGAACGATAAGTATCTTCACGTAACTTACCATCACCAAGAGTTTTAAGTAATCCTATGGATTGTACATATAATCTTTCATAATTAGCTATTATATCTGCTTCACCTTTCATAAAACGTACCGCTTCAATTAATGCGCCGTTTAATAAAGCAGAATCAAATTCATTCCCAAGCCATGTAGTACTTGCTGTAACAATAGACTCAGGATAATAACCATAATGCAATTCCATAGTATAACCACTGTTAGGTGTCGGTCCTAATATAAGAGCAGTATCAGAAAAATTTGCATAATGCACAGGTGCCCCGGTTGTCGCTGGATTTGTATAGGCTTCACGTATAAAACTAACATCTTTATTCAACAAGAAAGCATAAAGACCATCTCCATCTAATACAGCCAAACTATAAGTATACAAATAATCTGTAGGTAAAGTTAAATACTTATTACCAGATGTTAATGTTCCTGTAACATTCCTCCGTAACGCAGGTATCTGCACAGAATTATAGATTTTTTGTTCCGCTTGATCGGTGAACATAGCTAACTGAGCATCTGTGAAAGAATTTTCACAAATGTCTTCAATATTTGTTTTTAAATCCGCGTAGTTCATATTTAGACCAAACTCCTAAGAAGTTATTACTACTGTAACTTGACCTATAAATCCAGCAGCAATAATAGGTGGTATATCCTCTTCTCCCTCCGGATTTACACTACCCCCCGAATGAATAGGGATAATTTGTGCTCTGCTCTGTGCATAACCTGCATAATCGGGTCTGGGATTTCGTATGGCTTGAGGGTCATCTACAGGATACATACCCAATTTAAGCTGAGGTTGATCCTCGTTCCAACACGTAGGACATGCCAAAATATTTGTGACTTTACCTTTTTTAATCAGGGTTTGCAGTTCACGTAATTTATACCTGAATCCACAAACATCACATTCAGCAATAGCATTTTTATCAGATGCAAACCTCTCAGACATGCAATAAAACCCTGTTAATTACAGTTCACCTTTTTCCCGTAAAAATAAGGCCCCTGCTGCTCCGGCGATTCCAACAACAGCTATCCAACCAATACCAGTCATCATACTCACGATTATACAACCCACAGCAAATCCTGCCCACGTGGAGGGTTCTTTTATTCTTTCAATAATCCATTCCATAATTAATCTCCTCACAGTTGTGTTAAAATCTTTTAATCAAACTTCTTGTCAATCAATTTTTTAACTAAGTACCCTAGTGCGATTAATACACAGACAATACCTCCTGCGATTAATATATTATCAGACGCTACCTGTACAGGACCAACACTTATAGTATCTTTAGTCGGAACAGGTTGGACGATTGTTTGAGAAACATTTGCGTTATCTTTAGCAATAATCTGTTTTGTTTGAGCATACGCTTTCATAATCTCTATATCCTGCTAATACGAGGGACAAATCGTGCTGAAGTTTTTTCCCGGTCTTCTCCCGCAGCCAATTCAAACTGGGCATCATACTCAGCTTTCAATAATTGGAGTCTAGGGGCAAGTTCCGGTTCTTTCATGGCAATTCCGTAAGCCAATCCTGCTACCAGACAAGGTAGGAAACGAAAATTCATATCTGCTGTTTCAGCGCCACTTCCAGCATCTTCAATACGTCTCAAACGCCAATACACAAACGTATAATCATTACTATCCGGTACAGGCCACACATTTATACGAGGAGCACTCACCAGACGCTCTATCCATACCTGTATAGGTCTCCCACGTGTTAACTTGTTAGGTATTGAAGAATACGTACTCACACTTATTCTGCTCATATTAAGATCAGACTGTTTACTTGTACTCCCGCTATCAGTACGTATTACCTGCTCCAATAAATCCACAGTATCGGCGGGTAATGTATATTGAGAAGTACCTGTTGTGAGACTTACAGTACCAGAATCCACTGTCCAGAGATTTATACCCCTGTTTTGCCACTCTATAGTAAGCAGATTCATAGACCTACGAGCTGTGCGTAGGTCATAACCCGAACGCATTTCGCGTCCAGCACGTTCCCACGCTTCTTCAGCAATCTCAGTAAAATCCATATTAAAGGTTGCGGTACCCGAAGTAGCCATAACTATGCTTTCTTCTTAATTTTCTTTCGTTTAACCTTTTTACCTTTAGGATCACCCATTTTTTTAGCATATTTTTTTGCTGCCGCTTTTCCTTTTTTTGTATATGGAAAAATTTTTGATCCAACTTTCGGCATATCAGGACCCTTTCATAGTTACCATCTTAGCTTTACGAACACCTTGTTTAGCAACGCCAGAACCACGAACTCTAATACTTTTTCGGGTGGTTTTCTTCTTAACTTTACCACCAGCTTTAAATCCCTCACGGCCTGTCGCAAAAGATCTAGCTTTCATAGCGTCTTCACCATAATCCCTAATTAAATCCCAATCTTTAGCAAAATCTTCACTAATAGCTTTCTTTTCGGAAGCTTCTGTATCAAAAGCTCGTAATTTTGCGGCTGCAGCTTTGTCTATAGCTCCCTTAGCTTTGTCTCTAGCTCCCTTAGCCGCAGTTCCTCTTTGACTGCCTTCTCCAGCTTCAAAGACGTCACGAGCAGCCTGAGCTTCTAATTTTGCGCCTGCCTGCTGTTTTTTGTATTGTTTACGCGCCTCATCATGACGCTTACCCTCCGCACGCTTTCTTCTTCTCCGAAATGAATCGAAGGCAGAACTTTTAGCATGTTTTTTTGTCATATCAGGACCCTTTCATAATTATCATTTTGGCTTTACGAACACCTTGTTTAGCAGCACCGGAACCACGAACTCTGCCCCCCGTGTAATAATGAGTTTTCGGAGTTTTTTTCTTCTTCTTTTTTCTCTTTTTACTTGGGGTTTTCTTCTTAACAGAAAAATCATCAGGAGACATACCGATTCCTTCAGGATCTACATCTAACCCTTCCATTCCTTCAAGCCCTGCAAATTCATCAGCATCTACAAACCCCCGATTTTGATATCCGGGTATCATATGTAGACCACCGCCTCTATAATTTTTCTTGCCTTTGTCAGCTTTCATAAAATCAGCTCCTACAGATTGAGACACACCGGCTTTCCTAGCAAACTTCGGATTATTAGCAACAGCGGCCATAAAATTATGCTGCTTTTTGCTCTTGCTAGGCACGCCTTATATTCCCTACGAATAAAATACCGTTATGGAGGACAGAGTGGTTTGTGTGTACAAAACATAACCGCCACCCGCAAACAGAATCCCATCATCAGGAACATCGGGGTATTGTGTAGTATTTGCAGAAGCTACAGTATTAAACTTCATTTTTACTGCGCCAGACGAAGAAGTTTGTCTGAAAGTAGTCGTACCTGCAGTACCAGTATTTACAACATACATACCACGAAGTCTCATTCTGCCCCTAAACATAGGCGCAGCGATAGCCGTACCAGAACCAGCGCTTACATTTCCAGCAGGATCTCCTACCGCAGCAATTGCCGTTACAGTTGCAAAATAAGCAGATCCCGTTGCCGTACCCGCATTAGCACCTGTTATAGATTCTGTTGCAGACGACCCCGTTTCATCAGTTCCTGTTACTGTAAATGATATACCTGAATCATCACCTGCACTTAGTATGGTGACATTACGGGGTTGGTCAAAAGTAACTGATCCTCCAGAGGCTAAAGCACCTCCAATAACCAGACTAGCATCTTCACCAACCGCCGCCGCTGTCGAAATACCATCTGCATCTAAAGCAGCAGCCTCTATAAATGTAGATTGAATATCAGAGGACATATCTTATTCCCTATAATAGTTAGAAAAACAGACCCTCTACTTATTCAAATGGTGTTGCTAAAGTACCATCACCATGTAGATGAGCCTCACAATGCCAGACCGCCGCTGTCGTTGCTTTCAGGCGAATAATACCACCAACAAGCCATCCCTGCCCTGCTGTACCAAGATCAATGGTATCATCATCACTAGCGTCTGGAATAAAAGCATTCATGTCAGTAGCTGTTGCCGGATCAAAAATCATGGCAAAACCAGAATAAAGATCGCTGGTATTTTGCGTATTGATTTGTCCTGCGCCAGTAAAAGTCGTACCGACAATAAAAGTATATTGAAGCCCTGCCGCTGCCGTTGGCAATGTGACAACGATACCCGCTGCACGGTTAAGGGTAAAAACGGCACCGGATTGAGTTGTAGCAACTGTATAAGTAGCATCCTCAATCGAAACAATGTTGTCATAAGACGAGACGTAACCCGTGGTAACCAGATTACCACTCGTGTCAATATCAAGATTGGTGGTAACAGCACCTGTGCCGGAAGTTACGCTAATTTGCTCAAACCCGTTTTCAGAACGGACGGGACCGTTGAAAGTTGTATTAGCCATTTACATCTCCTGTCGTGGCCAGTGTCAGCTATACAATATAGCTGTCAGGATTAAGTTAACATAAGAGAGAAGGGGGTAACAAGTACCCCCTCTCAATACTCAGTACTACGCTCCGGGTGATCCATAAACTCCAAGAGGATCAGAAACACCAAACGAATAACGTTCCCTAGCTTTATAGCGACTGTTACCCGTATCAAAATCAGCATCCATAGATGTAGACATTGAGGTACGAGTAAAATGCTTCAAGCCATTAGGCACATCCGTCATAACAAACCATGCATCCGTATCAGTTAGATAATGGTTAACTGCATACCCATCGGGTATAGAGCCGTTATTCTTGATGGCATTGAGATCGTTATCCGCTGTTCCTACGCGTCCTTGGGTCTCCAGCAAGCGTGTAGCAACAAACTGCAGCGCGGGCGGGATAACAAGTTTACGTGGTTTAGCGGCGATCAACAGGTCACGCTCATCCGTCCATCCGGCAATCGAAATAATGGCGGCTTCAAGAGAAGTCTCATTAAGATCGGCTGCTGTAGATGGTGTGTTTGAGTTAGTACCACCAGAAACAAGGGGATGAGAAGTAGAGCAAAGTGCTACGCCATCACCGTATGTGGTGGAGAAGGCATCATTAAGAATAGCTGCCCCCTTAACCTGTTTTGTATAAGCCATAGCGCGGGCAAGAGCTTTCGTATAACGAGCAGACAAAGAGTCATACAAGTTATCTTCAACAGCTTCCTCAGTAACTGAGAATCCCATCGCAATGGTTTCGTGTGTATAACGAGCCGTCCATGCTTCTTGTGCATTGTCATACTCGATGGCAGAGCCTTCGTCTTTGACAGGTGCAGCAGAGAAACCAGACAGTTTCGTTTCTTCCTCAAAAGAGCGGTCAGAAGACTCGGACTCGAATATCTCCTTATGCTCTTCACCGTACTTCGCATACTCCATACCAAACAGAGCATTAAGGCCGGGGAGGAGTTCTTTAAGTAATTGGGCGCGTGATATAGCCATTTTACATTACTCCCCTAAACGCCGGTTGTATTGTTAAACTGATGACCAGCACACCACTTAACGAGCACTTCAGGAAAGGCCGTCGAGGAAGTTTTGGTTTCAGTCACTACATCTACTACACGAAGCGGGTAAGTATTAGTGGTAGCGGAAGTATCATCAACGCAGATTTTTGAATTACCCGTTGTTGTACTACCGGAGTTATCTATCATAAACACATTTGCCCCGATATCGGTAATAGCAAGATCAGCCATAGTAGTTCCAGAGGAACATACTGCGACCTTAAACAACACATTCGGATCATCGACCACATATGCTTTCGCATCACTAGCAACTGTACTAGCGGGCCAATACTGTTTGAACGTGATTTGAGATGTACTAGGGTCAGTGTAAGTACACCCCATAAAGACACCAATAGGTGTCATAGCAGCGTCTGCGGTATCCCGCTCAACGGTGCCACCAGTTACGAGCTTAACAACATCTCCATAAAAAATATTGGTACCATACGCACTAGCGATTCTGTATTGTCGAGTAGCACCAGCATAAGGAGAACCATCAAGCATTTTAACCGGCTTCAGCCCATAAGGACCAGAGATAGTAGGATAAGCCATCGCTTATACTCCCGAGTTAAATGTTAAGATCCAGTTCCAAAAGTAACCTTCGATTTCCGCTCGTTAAAAAGCGGCATACGAGGGTCATTTTCTCGCATGAGGTTGTTATCCACAGAGGCAATTTGCGCTTTACTTTGTTGTGCAAAATAATCGTTACGCTCCTTAACCAACTCTTTCGGAGCTTTACAAAGCATTAACCCCCCAATCACAATGTTATCCTTGAAACGCTCTTGTTCAACAGTAACCATTGTAATCTCTGGGTGGTCTTCTGCCTTAACCGGCTCCCAACCCTCACGTAATTTTGAGGAAACATTCGTAGCATCAATCAAACCATGCGTGGATACACGTACCCAATGAAAATCATAACCCGGCTCGGGGGTAGGAGAAGGTAAAACCTCCGGACGCTGCCAAGCTCTTTTACGAGTTTTTTCTTCACGCGTAGTATTTTCACGATCAATACGATTTTCAGCCATTTGCTTTCCTCTGTTCTATTGCAACCTGTTTGGCGTATTCCTCAATCGGAACCCCTAAACGTTTAGCTATATTTGCTGCTGATTTCGATATCACCACTTTTTTTGGTGAAGTGCTCCGCGCAGCGGGTGCAACAACATTAGTTTGACGTTTAGACGTCTTCTTATCTGGTTCTTCAGCATCCCCGAAATTATCGGGGAAGACTTCTCGCATACGGCCATCTATAGCCGCGTAATACTCATCACTTTGCGGGTTCATACCCTGTTTGACAAGTTTATTATGCAACCCCAGAGCAAAACTTGTCATCTCGTCATCTGAACCGAACCATGTATTGACTTTCGCCCATCCATTAGCCCGTTCATCAACTTGTACTGGAGCGGGTGTTGTTGTGTTATCCTCTTTTACAGTGGTTTCTTCTTCCTGTAAAGGAGGTAGTTGTATATTGTTAAGTCTGTCAGTTTTTATTTTAACAGCCGTTAACTTTTCTTGTGCTTCAACAACTGCTTCTGCATCACCAGCTTCATAGGCTTCCTTGTATACAGTTTTAGCATGTTCTAATTCACTTTCTGCTGTACGTTTGGCTTGATCCAGAAGTATTGTCTGATTTTTAGTCTGAGAACTTTTAAGCCCCCTGTTTTCTTCAACGAGTTGTTGAGCATATGAATATAATTCTTCACGTTCACGCAGGGCCTGTTCTTTTGCACGGCGTTCATCGTGATACCCCTTGCTAAAATGTTTAATTCTTTTCTGAACTTTATCAGAATAAGCTTCAAGCTCTTCCTCAGTAACCTCTTCAGGAGGCTCTGATACCTTACGCCCCATATCTTCTTTAGGCGTGTCATCAATAACCTCAACTTTAAATTCCTTACTGGGATCTTCTGTATCCTCAACAGGAGGTTCCTTTGCTTCCGTTTCTTTTTCGTTCAATACATTAACTTCTATGGCACTAGAAGGTTCTATATCTATTTTTTCATCCGTAACTTCAGCTTCGTCTGGAAATGTATATTCAACTTTCTCAAAAGGCATAATCTAACTCCTATACTCTGCAAATACCGCGAGGATCGGGAATAACCGCCTCAACGGAATCGTCGTTCATTAATCGGAACTCTTTATCATTAACCTTGAACCGTGTGCCAGTGTTCATACGAAACATTACGTAATCCCCCTGCTTGCACCACGGGCCTTCAGGAAAACGTTCTTTATCAGAATAAGCCCCCGGACCCATATCCAATACGACCCCCATAATAGAAGTAATGTACTCCCTATGCTTTTCATTCTCGGTCTTCAACAGACTACCCCCTTCGTAATAATCACTAATATCAGGGAGTGCTATCAGGATATGATACCCGCAAGGTTTGGGTAACTGTGCTTCCCAATCCTCTTCGGTAGTAACAAGTTTAGGTTTAATTGCTGTTTTATTCATCATCATCTTCCAAATAATTACGCGAGAGGTCTTCTATATGGGAAAGTGCGGTGTCGAGACCCCGGATCAAACCACACACATTTCTATACTCAGCGAAATCCTTCGGACCTCCACCAGCAAGAAATTCTACTGCAGAGGATTTTTGTTCCCCGATACGTTCTTTAAGCACGTCAAAGACGGTTTTTGCCATTTAACCTATTCCTTCCTGTTGTTAGGGGGAGGAGTTGTTACGGTCTTAAATATTTCAAGATCCAATTTATCTGATTCTTTTTGTATATCAGCATTAATTTTTATCTTGTCTTTTTCTGCTTCTACCAACAATTCAGTTTTATCAAGTTCAATCTGCTGGGCACTTAGAGCAACATCAGCCTGATCTTTCTGTGCTTTACGTTGTAGTTCAGCCTGTTGTAATACGGCATCAGCCTGATCTTTCTGTGTCTTACGCTGTACTTCTGCCTGTTTAGTCGCCACTTCCTGACGCCGTAATTGCAGGACAGGATCTTCAGCTTTCTGTTTTGCCTCTCTCTGCGCTGCCTCTTGCTGGTGTGCCTGTG